AGCGACTACGTGAGGTTGGAAGCCGCTCGCGATCTCTTAGATCGGAGCGGATTCCAACCACCGGAGCGTGTGGATCACAGGCTCGACAGCGGTCTCACGGTGACCATAGAGTTCGGGGGTTCGAAAACTGGGGGCAGTCAATATGTTACTGTCCCCGACACGGGAAAAGGCTCGCAGAAGCTCGTTCCACAGAAGGATTCGGGCCGGGCAAAAAGCGGCAGCGGCCCGGATTTTGCTGGGGAAACCCTTGATTTGCCTGCGATTGTCAATAATTCGACGTCTCACGATGTCGTTTTTTCTAAAACGGAAGAAGAGGAATGAAGTCCCAATTGAGAGAGCGGGTGGGCGCGGCGATGCGCGCTGCATATGCGCAGCGAATCGGCGACGACAAGGACATGGTGCCGTGGGAGGAGGCGGATTCGCGTCCTCACTGGCTGGCCTGCGCCGATGTCGCGATTTTGCTCACGCAACGGGAGATTGCGCCTCCCGGCGCTAAAATTTCCTACACGAAGAGGTCTCACTGATGCTGCCGCGCGGCTATGTCGACACGGCGCTCAACGCGATCGTCGAGAAGGATGGCGGATTTTCAACAACCCTATCGTTTTCCGACCTTCTGAAGCTGCGCGCCATTACCAAGCGGCTGCACATGCAGCACTATCCCACCGAAATGGTCACGGACTATGAGGCCGACCGCATCATAGACGTGATGGCGCCGGACACGATGGCGTATCTGATCCGTCAGGCGGTCGATGGAGGTGACTTGTGACGAACACGACGAAAACGACCAAGGACGACAAAAACGACAAGCTCAAGGATCAGTACGAGAACAAGAATCCACGCGACGAGCCGAAGGTCGACCCAGCCCGCAAAGGCGAAGCTCCCCAGGAAAAGCCAGGGCCGGCGATAGACATTGACGAAGGCGAGCACCATGAGCCGGGCCAGCTTATGCGCTCGACCACGGTGCAGGCCAAGCGCAAGGAGGGGCGGGCTGACGTGACCGAGCCGCCGATCGGCACCGAGCCGCCGCTGGCGATGTCGGCCGGCGAGGGACTTGCTCTTCTGAAACAAGGTGACACCTCCTGTCTGGACAATATGGGGCCGGATGCCGTCGCCTCGGTGCGGCCGATGTTCAAGCAGTGGGCGAACGAGGAGCAGGACCGGCTGAAGGCCGAGTACGACCGGGTTTACAACGCGATCCTGGCGGACATGCACAAGAAGGGCGTGATTTACTGATGGAACCGGAGCTCGGCCCCTATCTCGACCGGATCATCGCCGAGCTCGCCGGCATCCGGCTGGCGATCGAGCAGATCGCCGGCTACATGGCGCCGCCAATCGGCGTCAACCCGCTGATCGCCGCCGAGCCGACGCTCTCCCCGCAGAAGCAGGAGACCCAGCGGTATCAGGTCAACTTCACGCTGCCGGCGCGGCCCGGCGTCAAGCGCCCGATGAAAAGCCTCTGATGGCGGAGTTCAAATATGTCGCCGACGGCATGGTCGTGGACGATTTTTTCGCCTCGGAGGATTTCGTGCGCGGGCTGCGCGGCCCGGTTGGGTCGGGCAAGACTGTTGCGTGCTGCGTGGAGGTCTTCCGGCGCTCCGTACAGCAGGCGCCGTCACCCCAGAGTGGCCTTCGTAAAACTCGATGGGCAGTGGTTCGCAATACGCAGCCGGAGCTGAAGACGACGACGATCAAGACCTGGCTCGACTGGCTGCCCGAACACACCTACGGGCGCTTCAACTGGTCACCGCCCTTCACCCACTACATCCGGCGCGGCGCCATCGACTGCGAGGTCATATTCCTGGCGCTCGACAAGCCCGAGGATGTGAAGAAGCTCCTGTCGCTCGAGCTCACGGGCGCCTTCATCAACGAGGCGCGCGAGATCGCGAAGCCAGTTCTCGATGCGGTTACTATGCGCGTCGGCCGCTATCCCTCGCAGCGTGACGGAGGCCCCACTTGGAGTGGGGTCATCATGGACACCAACGCCCCAGATGAAGATCACTGGTGGGCGATCATGTCGGGCGACGTGGTACCCCCGGATTTTATGACCGCGGATGAAATTCAGCAGCTCGTCAAGCCACAGAACTGGCGCTTTTTCAGCCAGCCCGGGGCGATGCTTGCGCTTAAGAACAAGGACCGGATCACTGGCTACGAAATGAACCCCCTTCGGGAGAATCAGAAGGGCATTGGGGCCGACTACTACCAGCGTATGATCGCCGGCAAGACGCACGGCTGGATCAACGTCTATGTGTGCAATCATTATGGGACCCTTTCCGACGGGAAATCCGTCTATCCGACCTTCGATAGGTCGCTGCATGTCTCAAAAGAGCTGCTTGCCCCCATTCCCGGCCACGACATCTATGTCGGAATCGACTTCGGGCTGACGCCGGCGGCGGTTTTCGGCCAGAAAGTGCGTGGCCGATGGCTGATTTTGCGGGAAATCGTCACAACGGACATGGGGATCGTCCGGTTTTCCCGGCTTTTGCGCGAAGTCATGACCGAATTGGGCGGGACCTTCTCGGTTTGGGGCGATCCGACCGGCGACAACCGGGTCGGAACCGACGAAGACACGCCTTTCCGGGTGCTGCGCCGCCAGCAAATCTTCGTTCGCCCGACTTTGACCAACGATCCGGTGCTGCGCATCGAGGCGGTGACGCAGCCGCTCGATCGGCTGGTCGATCGCCAGCCTGGACTGCTGATCGACCCGCGCTGCCGCAATCTCATCAGCGGATTCGAGGGCGGCTACCATCGCAAGCGGATGCAGGTGTCCGGGGCCGAGCGGTACGAGGAGAAGCCGGACAAGAACCGTTTCTCCCACGTCCATGACGGCTGCCAGTACATGATGCTGGGCGGCGGCGAGGGCCGGGCGCTGATTCACGGCATGGAGCAGGCCGTAATCGTCAAGGCGCCACACCGATTTGACGTTTTCGCACGTGCGCAGCTTAATAAGCGCCGTAAGCTGGTGCTCAAAGGTTGGTGAGCTATGCGCCCTTGCTGGGCGGCTCGACAAGGAGCAATGCAAATGTGCTTTCCCAAGGCCCCAAAGACCGATCCGGCGATCATCGAGGATCAGGAGCGCGCCCGCCAGGCCGAGCTCGATCGGCTGGCCGAGGAAAAGGAGGCGGCGACCATCGCCTCGTCCCGATCGCTCAAGGCGCTGTTCGGCACCGGCGGCTCACGCTCGCTGCTCAGCGGCGGCGGCGCCGGATTCGGGAGTAATTACTGATGGCCGGCTACCCGAACAAGCAGAAGGTCCTCAAGCAGTTCGAGAAGGCGCGGAGCCTGCGCAGTCTCAAGGAAGCCCGCTTTGATCAGGCGATGCGATACGCCATGCCAGGCCGGGGCGCGTTCTTTTCCAGCAATCCCGATGACGAGATCGACGATATTTTCGACGAAACGGCGATCGTGGCGACGCAGGAGTTCGCCAGCCGCCTGCAGGCCGGCATCGTTCCCAACTTCACGCGCTGGGCGAAGCTGACGGCAGGTCTCGACATCGATGCGGCTGACAAGCAGCAGGTCGACGCCGACCTTGAGGCGGTAACCGAGTTCGTGTTCGACGTCCTCAATGCCAGCAATTTCCCCCAGGAATCGGCCGAGGCTTTCATGGACCTCGCCGTTACGCTGGGTGCGCTTGAAGTAGAGAAGGGAACCGCCGTCGATCCGCTGCGCTTCAGTGCGATACCGATCAACGAACTGTTCGTCGCCAATGGCCCGTTCGACAAGCTCGATCAGTTCTTTCGGGTTCGCTGCTACAGCTACGACCAGTTTGTGGTGAAGTATCCCGACCACACAATGAGTGCCGAGCGGGCGCGGGAGTGGGAGGAAAACTGTCGCGACTATCATTTCGTCGATGCGGTGGTCCGCGACTGGAGTGATCCGAACAAGGAGTGCCATTACCGTACCCTTCTCTGCCGCGAGTGCGACGACGACATTGTTTTTCAGCAGAAGTACGAAGGGACCGGCTCCGGTCCGATCATTGCCTTCCGGTGGGGGAAAGAGGCGGGCTCGGTCTGGGGCCGAGGACCGCTGATGAACGCCATGCCGGCGATCAAGACCTGCAACCTCGTTGTCCAGATGGTGCTCGAGAACGCCCAGATGTCGATCGCCGGCATCTACAACATGGACGACGATGGCACCGTGAACGCCGACACGATCGAGCTCGTCCCCGGGACGATCATTCCCCGCGTGCCTGGAAGCCGCGGCGTTGAAGCCGTCAAGGCAGGCGGCGACTTCAATGTCGCGGGCATCATCCTCGACGAGCAGCGCGGCAACATCAAACGCGCGCTCTACAACGACATGCTCGGCAACCCGAATCGGACGCCCATGTCGGCGACCGAGGTAGCCGAGCGCATGGCCGATCTTTCGCGTCAGATCGGTTCTGCGTTCGGCCGCTTGATGGGCGAGATGATCTTCCCGGTGATGCAGCGCGTCGTCTACATCCTCAAGGATTTGGGGACGATCACGCTGCCGGTGGTGAATGGGCGGGAAGTAAAGGTTACGCCCACCTCCCCGCTGGCCCGGGCCCAGGATCAGGAGGACATCAGCAACGTCGACCGGCTGATCGTGTTCGTGCAGAAGAATTTCGGCCCGCAGCTCGTCAACCTGTTCATCAAGGGCGAGGACGTCACCCCGTATGTCGGCGAGAAGCTGGGCGTTCCCTCGAAGTTCATCCGCAAGAAGGAAGAAATCCAGGGCTTTGCCCAGCAGGTCAACGAGCTCGGCTCGCAGATTCCCGGCATGAGCGGGCCGAACGATCTTGCTGGTGCGCTCGGCGGCGGGCAGAACGCCGGATCGATGGGAGGCTCAGGTGGCGGTATCCCCGCAGCGGCCAACGCCGCGTGATGTCGGACCCGATGGCATTCCGCGCATCGGCGACGAGCAGCGCCGTCTCAACGAACTGATGGCGGTTACATTCAAGGGCGAAGCTGGCAAGGCGGCGCTCGACTATCTGCGCTCGATCTCCATCGAGCGTGTCTGCGGTCCCGGCGCCAGCGACGCCGAGCTGCGGCACCTCGAGGGAATGCGCTACCTTGTTGGTGTCATTTCACAGCGCATTGCCGCGCATCACAGGAGGATGAACGATGCCCGACCCGGATCCGAACACACCACCCGACCCGTTTGAGGGAGTAACCTTTCCCGACAAGTTCAAGAAGGACGGCAAGCCCGACCTCAAAACCTTCGTCAACAGCTATGGCGAGCTCGAGACCCGCTTCAACACCAAGACCGAGGAGCTGAAGGCGCAGGTCCAGGCCGACCTGCTCAAGGACAGGCCGAAGGACAAGGCCGAGTACAAGCTGCCGAAGATCGATGGCGTCAAGGACGAGGAACTCGGCGCGCATCCGATGATCGACTGGTGGCGGCAGGAGGCTTTCGACGCCGGCATCCCGCAGGCCAAGTTCGAGGCCGGCATCAAGCAGTACATCGAGCGGATGGCGCCCAAGGCGATCCCCGACGACCAGCTCAAGGCGGCGCTCGGCGATTCGTTCAAGACCCGCATCTCCGCCGTCGACACCTGGGCGCAGAAGACCGCCAAGTCGCCGGGCGAGCTCGCCGCCCTGCAGCGCGTTGGCACCGATCCCGACGGCATCAAGCTGCTGGAGCGGATCATGGGGTTGAACGGCGCCGGAGGCGACGGCGGGGGAGGCGGCGACCCGCCGCCGGAGATCACTCTGGAAACCCTGCGCGAGATGCAGAAGGACCCGAAATACTGGGACGGGCCGCGCCGGGACCCGGCATTCGTCAAGAAGGTCGAGGATGGATACAAGAAGCTCTACCCCGAGAAGTAGGATTCGCCGGCTCGAGGTCCGCGACCAGTTCGACGCGATGCGGCTGGCCGCGGATTTCCACAGGGAGAGCGCCTATGCCGGCCACCCGTTGGCGCTCGCCAAGGTCGATGAGCTGATCGCCAGGGCGCACACCGATTCGGACCGTTTCTGCGTCGTCGTCGCCGATGCGGTGACCGATCGGATGCAGGGTTACCTCATGGCGATCTGCCATGAACATTACTTCAGCTATACTAAGACGGTCACCGATATTGGATTCTATATTGCCGATGCCTACCGCAGCCCGGCTATTGCCCGCGATATGGTGCGGGCGCTCGAACGCTGGGCGTTTCACGTGAAACAGGCGAGCGACATCTCGCTCGGCGTCAGCGCCGGGATCGCCGACGAGCGGATCGTCCGGCTGTACGAGCGGCTGGGCTACATGCGCGGCTTCTGGGGCTGCATAAAATCCCGTTGACAGACGCTTGAAGCAGGAACAATCCTGCGTGGCATAAGGCCCGCCAGCCTGCATGAGCCCCGTCAGGGACCAACTCAACCGACAGACCCCAGCGGAACAACCTTCGGAACTGCTCCCAACCGAAGGAAACTTCCATGTCAAACGAAGTCTCTGACGCCTTCATCCGTCAGTACGAGAGCGACGTGCATGTCGCTTACCAGCGCATCGGCTCGAAACTACGCTCGACGGTGCGCAACAAGAACAACATCACCGGCTACTCCACCACCTTCCAGAAGGTTGGCACCGGCACCGCCGTTCAGAAGGCGCGGCACGCCGAGATCGCCACGATGGAGATCGCGCACGATCCGATCGAATGCACGCTGCAGGATTGGTACGCCGGCGACTACATCGACAAGCTCGACGAGCTCAAGATCAACATCAACGAGCGGCAGATCGCCGCCAACGCCGGCGCCTACGCCCTCGGGCGCAAGACCGACGAGCTGATCGTCACCGCGCTGACGGCCGGCACCAACGTCACCGCCGAGGGCGGCACCGCCGTCCTCACCCAGGCCAAGATCAACCGGGTATTCCGGCACTTCGGCGACTCCAACATCCCCGATGACGGCCAGCGGTTCTGGCCTATCTCGGCCTCGCAGTGGACCGACCTGCTCGGCATCACCGCGTTCTCCAGCGCCGACTTCATCGGCGCCGACCAGCTCCCGTACAAGGGCGGCATGACCGCCAAGCGGTGGCTCTCCTTCATGTGGTTCGAGTTCTCCGGGCTGCCCAAGGCGGGCAACATCCGGTCGACCTTCGCCTACCACATGACGGCGATCGGCCATGCTTCGGGCTCCGACGTGAAGAGCGAGATCAACTACATCCCGCAGCGCGTCGCCCACCTCGCAACCAGCTTCATGAGCCAGGGTTCCGTCCTCATCGACAACATCGGTGTGTGGGAAGTCCAGGCTTACGAAGCCCCGTAAGGAGAACCAGCATGGCCCTCAATCCCGCCAAGTTCGCCACCCTCGATGGTGGCGTCCAGCAGCTCCACATCTACAACACCACCGACGTGTTCGCGACCTGCTACGGGTCCGGCTACTTCAACGACATCACCAATCGGCTGAAGCAGTGGGACATGATCCTCGTCGTTGCCAAGACCGGCTCGGCGCCGGCGATCGAGGCCAACATCCTGATCGTTACCTCGGCAACCGGCGCGGCCGTGGTCACCACCTTCGTCGCGATGTCGACTTAACCTTCCCTTCCTGTGGGGAAGGTTTTGCCTGGGAAGGGTAGGTGGGCTAGAGCACCTGCCCTTCTTCGCACAAAGGAGGACCGCGATGGCGCTAACCAAGTTCGAGATCGCCTCGGCCTCACTGGTTCTCGTCGGCGCCAATCCGGTCAGCAGCTTCTCGGCGACCGGCTCAACCGAGGAAAAGTCATGCTTCTATCTCTGGCAGTCCTGCGTCGACTATTATCTCTCCTTGCATCCCTGGCGGTTTGCTACGCGAACCGAGCAGATGAGCAGAGTCGCCACGCCGCCCTCGACCAAGTGGCAAGCCGCCTATGTCCAGCCCGTCGGCATGAAGGCGATGCAGGCGATCCAGCTCAACAAGACCGGCAACGACATCGACTTTGACCGCTTCGAGAACCTGATCCTGTGCAACGCCACCGAGACCGATCAGGTGTTCTGCGTCCACACCTACGAGCCGCCGATCGCCTGGTGGCCCGGCTACTTCGTCCACCTGATGGAGATCGGCTTCGCCATCAAGCTGTCGTTCCCGCTGTCGGCCAAGCTCGACCTCAAGGATAATCTCGAGAAGGAGGCGGACATCGCGCTGCGGCTCGGCAAGAACCGTGATTCGGTGCAGCAGACCACCCGCAAGTTCAAGACCGCCGGGCGTCGCTCCATCCTCGAGGCACGGCGCGCGTGAGCAATTACCGATCACCAATCCGCATCATCAAGACCGACTTCCGCGGCGGCGAGACCGATCCGCTGTTCGACATGCGGCTCGACGTCAAGTCGCACCCGAGCTCGTCGCGGTCCCTCACCAACGCCATGCTGCAGAACACCGGCGGCGCGACACGCCGGCCCGAGCCGTGCGAGTTCACCGAGCCGAACAGCGCCATCTTCTCCTTCGCGGCGAACTCCGCGTACTCCCCCAGCCGGCCGACGTGGCCGCAGTTCCGCAACGTCCCCGCCGCGATGCCGAG